AGCTGGCTTATGAAAATGAGTTCGGAAGTATTGCAAAAGTTAAAATTTAATTAACTTTTTTATAATTTTAAAAGGGGGCTTTTTGGCCCCCTTTTTTTATGGAAAAGAATAAAATTTTAGGTCATTGGTTAACAAAATTGAGAAAAAAATTAGAATATTAAAAATTAGGAAACGATGACAATTGCCTACTACAAAGAGCAACTAATAGAGACAGCTCAAAAACTGGCTGCCACTGGAAAGGGAATCCTTGCCGTAGACGAATCTACACCAACTTGTGGCAAAAGATTAGCAAGTATTGATGTAGAGAATACTGAAGCCAATCGCCAAGCATACAGGGGTATGCTATTTACTAGTCCAGGACTAGGAAAATATATTAGTGGAGCAATCCTTTTTGAGGAAACTCTCTTCCAAAACCATGCAGATGGTGACACTATGGTGGAGAAACTTAATCAGCAAGGAATTGTACCAGGTATTAAAGTTGATAAAGGTCTTAAACCACTTGCTGGTGCATTAGGACATGAAACATATTGTTCAGGTCTTGATGGATTAACTGCAAGAGCTGCTGATTATTATGAAGCAGGTGCAAGATTCTCTAAGTGGAGGGCAGTTCTTCAGATTACTGCTGATGGTCCTTCTGAACTTGCAATCCAAGAGAATGCATGGGGTCTAGCACGTTATGCACGTTGTGTACAGGAAGCAGGACTTGTTCCTATCATTGAACCAGAAATCCTTATGGATGGTGACCATGATATTGATAGAACTGCTGAAGTACAAGAGAAAGTAATCAAAGCAGTTTATCGTGCTTGTGAAGTTAATGGAGTATTATTAGAGGGAACTCTACTTAAACCTTCCATGACAGTACCTGGTGCTGAGTGTGCTACAGATTACACTCCAAAGCAGGTTGCTGAATATACTATAAGAACATTACTACGTTCAGTTCCAGCATCTGTTCCTGGTATTACATTCTTATCAGGTGGACTTAGTGAAGAAGCAGCATCTGTTTATCTCAATGAGATGAATCTTATTGGTGGTACTCCTTGGAATGTTGCATTCTCTTATGGTCGTGCTTTACAGCATTCTGCACTAAGAGGATGGGCAGGTAGTAACATCGAAGAAGGACAAAAGTTTGTTCTTGCAAGAGCACAAGCAAATTCTGAAGCAGCTAAGGGCGAATACGTTCCTGGTTCTCAGGTCTCTTCTGATGAGAAGTTATATGTGGCGGGGTATACTTATTGAATAACCTGAAGTGGCCAACTATATTATTCATGATAGTCATACATATACTCGCAGGAGTTGCACTGTTCCCTCAATTTTGGAGTTGGGGAGCAGCAGCAACTCTTTTTATTTTGTATTGGGTAACTGCATGTCTTGGTGTTACTCTTGGATATCATAGATTATTATCACATAGATCATTTAAGGTTCCACAATGGTTAGCAAGATTCTTTGCTACTTGTGGAGCATTGAGTGCTGAGTATGGACCTGTTACATGGGTAGGATTACATCGTCAGCATCATAAGCATTCTGATAAAGCACTTGACCCTCATAATTCTAAAAGAGGAATCTGGTGGAGTCATATAGGATGGATGTTTGTTAGAGTACCTGGTGAGAAGAGAGTTAGAAGATATGCAGGTGATATGAGAAAAGACCCTTACTTTGTATGGTTGGATAAGTATTTCCTATTCCTACAAATCCCTTTAGGACTTACACTTTATCTTTTAGGTGGATGGTCTTATGTACTATGGGGTATCTTCCTTAGATTAGTTCTTGTATATCATGTAACTTGGTTAGTTAATTCTGCAACACATACTTGGGGGGAAAGCCCCTATGATACTGAAGATAACTCACGAAATAATAAGTGGGTAGCAGCATTAACCTTTGGTGAGGGTTGGCACAACAATCACCACGCATATCCAAGTTCTGCGAAACTAGGTTTACAACGTGGACAAATTGACTTAACGTGGTATCATATAGTAGTATTAAAGAAACTTGGTTTAGCAAAAAACGTTCGCTTATCTTAAAATGACAGTAGACACCAAAAAATATCTTGACTTTGTTACGGGAGTTACAAGTCTTCCAAGTACAGATGTCGCAGCATTGATTGCTCGTATTACATCACTTGATGTAGAGAATGATGCTGATGTTCCTCGTTTATTAACTGCTGCACTTGGACTTACTGCTGAGTCGGGTGAGTTTACTGAAGTAGTAAAGAAGATTATTCTTCAGGGTAAACCATATAATGAAGAGAATGTTTTTCATATGAAGAGAGAACTTGGAGATATTTGTTGGTATCTTGCACAAGCATGTATGGCACTTGATACAACATTTGATGAAATTATTGAGATGAATGTGGACAAACTTAAAGCACGTTATCCTGGTGGTGAGTTTGATGTTCACAAATCAGAGAATCGTAAAGATGGGGATGTATGAATTATAAGGACTCTGGAGTAGATCTTGAGGCAGGAAGATCATTTGTAGAAACACTTAAAGAGAAAGCACCTAGCATTGGTGGCTTTGGTGGTATGTTTGAGGTTCCTCGTGGTTATGAGGAACCTGTTCTAGTATCTGGTACTGATGGTGTGGGTACTAAGATGAATATATGTAGAGTTGCTAGAGATTATACAACCATAGGGATTGATCTTGTTGCTATGTGTGTGAATGATATAATCACTTGTGGTGCTAAACCATTATATTTTTTAGATTATATTTCTCTTAATACAATCAATCCTGTTGTAGATGATATTATGACAGGTATTATTAAAGGATGTGAGTATGCTGGAGTAGAACTTATTGGTGGAGAGACAGCAGAGCATCCAATGTTTCAAAATAAAATTGACCTTGCTGGATTTTGTACAGGTATAGTAGAGAAGAAGAAAATTATAGATGGGTCTGCTATCAAACCTAGTGATGTGGTTATTGGATTACCTAGTACTGGTCTTCATAGTAATGGGTATAGTATAGTTAATTATTTGGCCAGAAGACTTAAGATGAATTATCATACTTGGCCTGACTTACTTACGCCTACTGAAATTTATGCTCCTACAATACAAAGATTATTATCTGAGATGGATGAAGTATATGGTATGGCACATATTACAGGTGGTGGTATTCCAGAGAACCTACCTAGATGTTTACCAGAAGGATTGAAAGCTAATATAGATTGGAATTCTTGGAGTGTTCCTGACATTTTCTTAGAAATTCAAAAGCAGGGTAATATGGATGAGCAAGAAATGAAGAGAGTATTTAATCTGGGTATAGGATATTGTGTAGTGGTTCCTGCTAATAGAGTAGAATTTGCTATGGATGTTATTAGAGATGAGGGTATTGAATGTTGGCAGATTGGTGAAATTGTGTTAGAATCATAGGAGGAGTTATTAAATTATGGCTGTAAAACTTGTAATTTTAAAATCTGGAGAAGATGTCATTGCTGACATAACAGAAATGGTATTGAAAGATGATAGTAAGGAAAATAAAAGAGTTGTTGGTTATTTTCTTACTAGACCCTGTGGGGTAACATTAAACAACAATAATATAGATATTAATGATGATAATAAAGATTCTTATCAAATTAAATTGTTTCCTTGGTGTCCATTAACAAAGGATGACAGAATACCTTTTCCTACTGATTGGGTAGTTACTGTAGTGGAACCTATAGATAAGTTAAAAGAAATGTACACAACTGAGGTATTGAGAAATGGACGTAAAAGTTCTAGTGCTGACGAACAAACAGATTCTGATAAGTCAGATTAGTGAGGTTGCTCCTTTAGATATAGGAGATCCTAATTGTAAATTAATCGAACCATTTATATTAGGGGAGAATGATACTCTATCTCCTTGGTTAATAGATGTTACTAATGATAATGAATTTATGATTTGTTCTGATAAGATACTTACATTAGTTGAAGCTAAACCCACACTCTTAGAGAAATATCAAAATTTGATTAAATGAAGTTCTATACCAATGTGCAACTGATTGGGAACAAGTTCCTAGTTCGTGGTTATGATAATGGTGAGCATGTTCAATTTAGAGATGATTATAATCCTACTTTATTTGTCCCCTCTAAGAAAGAATCCAAGTATAGAACCTTAGAGGGTGAAAGGGTTGAGGCTATTCAACCTGGTTTTGTGCGTGATTGTAGAGAGTTTTATAAGAAGTATCAAGATGTAGAAGGATTCAAAATCTATGGTAATGATAGATATGTGTCACAATACATATCTGATAAGTATCCAGAGGATGAGATTAAGTTTGATACTAATCAGATTAAGATAACTACAATTGATATTGAGGTGGCATCAGAGAATGGATTTCCTGATGTAGAATCTGCTGCAGAAGAGATATTACTTATATCAATACAGGATTATACTACTAAACAAATCCGTACTTGGGGTTTGGGTGCATTTAATAATAAACAAGAGAATGTAATTTATAAAGGTTTTAGAACAGAGTATGAACTTCTAAATGATTTCATTAACTGGTGGATGATTGAGGAGAATACTCCAGAGGTTATTACTGGATGGAATAGTAAGTTATATGATATTCCATATATGTGTCGTAGGATTGAAAGAATCCTTGGTGAGAAGTTAATGAAACGTATGTCACCTTGGGGTCTTGTAACCGAGGATGAAACCTTTATTGCTGGTCGTAGATATATTTCATATGATATTGGTGGTGTATCACAGTTAGATTATCTTGATCTTTATAAGAAGTTTACTTATAAGGCACAGGAATCATATCGTTTGGATTATATTGCTAGTGTAGAACTTGGGCAGAAGAAATTAGATCACTCTGAGTTTGATACATTTAAAGATTTCTACACAAAGGGTTGGCAGAAGTTTATTGAATATAATATAATTGACGTGGAACTTGTTGACCGTCTTGAAGGTAAGATGAAGCTTATTGAGCTTGCTCTTACTATGGCATATGAAGCCAAGGTTAATTATAATGATGTGTTCTATCAGGTAAGAATGTGGGACACCATTATATACAATTATCTAAAGAGGAGAAACATTGTTATTCCTCCTAAGAATAGATCAGCAAAAAACGAAAAGTATGCAGGTGCTTATGTCAAGGAACCGAAACCAGGACGCTATGATTGGGTTGTTAATTTTGACCTTAATAGCCTCTACCCTCATCTTATTATGCAATATAATATCTCACCAGAGACCCTCAGGGAGACTAGACATTCCAGTGCAAGCGTTGAAGGGTTCTTAAAGAAGGAGGTTAAGATTGATGGGGATTATGCAGTTTGTGCTAATGGAGCGCAATATAGGAAGGATGTGCGAGGATTCCTTCCTGAACTTATGGATAAGATGTACAATGAAAGAGTCATCTTCAAGAAGAGAATGCTTAAAGCAAAACAGGCTTATGAAAAGAACCCTTCTACTGAACTCACTAAAGAGATTGCTAGATGTAACAATATTCAGATGGCAAAGAAGATATCTCTTAACAGTGCTTATGGTGCTATTGGCAATCAGTATTTTCGATACTACAAATTGGCTAATGCTGAAGCCATTACCTTGAGTGGGCAAGTATCCATTCGTTGGATTGAAAACAAAATGAATGAAAAGATCAATAAGATCTTAAAAACACAGGAGGTTGACTATGTTATTGCTTCAGATACTGATTCCATCTACCTTAATTTGGGGCCTTTGGTTGAGCGTGTATACGAAGGACGAGAGAAAACTAATAAGAATGTTGTTGGGTTCCTTAACAAGGTGTGTGAGGATGAATTTGAGCCTTTTATTGAAGGTGCTTACGAAGAACTGGCCAGGTATTTAAATGCTTATGATCAGAAGATGTTCATGAAGAGGGAGAACATTGCTGATAGAGGAATATGGACTGCTAAGAAGAGATACATTCTTAATGTGTGGGATAGTGAGGGTGTCAGATATGATGAACCTAAACTCAAGATGATGGGTATTGAAGCAGTTAAGTCTTCTACACCTGCCCCATGTAGGCAAATGATTAAGGATGGTCTTAAGATTATGATGAGTGGTACAGAAGATGATGTGATTAAGTTTATTGATAATGCTAGAAAGGAATTCAAGTCACTTCCTCCAGAAGATATTGCTTTTCCTAGAACAGCAAATAACTTACAAAAGTATAAAGCATATGCCACGATATATGAAAAAGGAACTCCTATACATATACGTGGTGCATTGCTTTTTAATCACTATGTGAAGCAAAAGAAATTGGATAATAAATATTCTGCTATTGGAAATGGTGAGAAGGTGAAGTTTCTGTATCTAAAGAAACCGAATATTATTCAAGAGAATGTAATATCTTTTATTCAAGACTTTCCACACGAACTGGGTCTTGATATGTACATTGATTATGATTTACAATTTGATAAAAGTTTCGTGGAACCACTTAGAGCAATATTAAATGCTATTGGGTGGAATGTCGAAAAAACTGCTAGTCTGGAGTCCTTTTTTAACTAATGGAATTACCTATCAATCATAAAGATTTAGATACTATTATTAATGCATTATCACTTGGTGGTGATACTCGACTTTATTTTCTATTAAAAAATATTAGAGATAATAATAGGTTGAATGATGTGTGGGATGATACAGCAGTGGAGTGTGATATTTAATGTTTCCAGATAATGGTAATAAATGGTTTAAAATTGTACCTAAAAATGTAGATCTTTTTGCATGTCATTTGGGTAATGATGCTCTTGATTATCTTTGGAAGTGTATAGACGCTGCAAAAAAAGATAAAAGAAATGTTAATGAGATTGTATATCTAGGGGATAAAGATGATTATTTTTTTAATACTCATTTAAAGGAGATTTGTAGACAGTATATACGTGAGTATTATTATTGTTCTTCATTAAGGAATGCTTTTAGTATTAATGCTATTGATGAATGTGTGATGAAAGAGTTTTGGATTAACCTCTCAAAAAAACATCAATTTGTTCCAGTTCATTCTCATGGTGGTGCTTTATCGTTTGTAATCTGGATGGATATACCAACTAGATCTAAAGAACAACATAATTTGCCTATGGTTGCTCCTAATATTGCTAACACTACTTCAGATTTTCAATTCTTATATAATGATATTTGTGGGTCTATACATACACAATCAATTGAAATGGATCCTGAAACTAGCGGTATGTTATTATTATTTCCATCAACTCTTAGTCATCAGGTATATCCATTTTATGAATGTGATGGTACTAGAGTTTCTATATCAGGAAATATATATTTTAATAAGGATGCTTTTAGTGAGGGATCTAAAGACGATTATAAGAAGTTGTAGATCTTAAAATAATATGCTATAATAATTTTATTGAGGCTATAGAATGGATTTTTTAAAAGAAGTAGTAAAGGAGATAGGTGACGAATACACACAAGTCGCATCAGACATCCAAGAAAACGAACAATACATCGACACAGGCTCATACATCTTTAATGGATTGGTGTCGGGTTCCATTTTTGGTGGCGTATCTAGCAATCGCATTACTGCCATCGCTGGTGAAACCTCTACTGGTAAAACTTACTTCTCCCTCGCAGTTGTCAAGAACTTTCTGGACTCTAATCCTGATGGTTACTGTTTGTATTTCGATACTGAGGCTGCCGTTAATAAAGGATTACTTGAGTCTCGTGGGATTGATTTAACTCGTTTAGTTGTAGTAAATGTAGTAACAATTGAAGAGTTTAGAAGTAAGGCACTTCGTGCTGTAGATATATACTTGAAAACATCCGAAGAAGAACGCAAACCTTGTATGTTTGTTTTAGATTCTTTGGGTATGCTTTCCACAGAAAAAGAAATAAATGACGCTTTAGCAGATAAGCAGGTTAGAGATATGACTAAATCTCAACTTGTGAAAGGTGCTTTCAGAATGCTAACTCTGAAGTTGGGTCAAGCAAACATTCCACTAATAGTAACAAACCACACTTACGATGTTATCGGTTCTTATGTCCCAACTAAAGAAATGGGAGGAGGCTCTGGCCTCAAGTATGCCGCAAGTACGATTATCTATCTTAGCAAAAAAAAGGAAAAGGATCAGAAAGAGGTTATTGGAAACATTATTAAAGCTAAGACGAATAAATCAAGACTCTCCAAAGAAAATAAGGAAGTCCAAATTCGCCTCTATTATGATGAAAGAGGATTAGATCGTTATTACGGTCTTCTTGAGTTAGGGGAGATTGGTGGCATGTGGAAGAATGTTGCTGGTCGTTATGAAATGAACGGTAAAAAGATATATGCTAAAGAAATTCTTAAGAACCCCACAGAATACTTCACAGATGATATAATGGAACAGTTGGACAACATTGCGAAGGATCACTTCTCTTATGGAACGAATTGAAACCACTATTCTCAGGAATCTGGTATTCAATGAAGATTTTTCTCGCAAAGTTATTCCGTTCATAGAACCAGATTATTTTGAAGAAAGAAAAGAAAAAATAATATTTGAGGAAGTAACTAAGTTTATTGTTAAGTATGGATCTGCTATAACAGTAGAAGCACTTAATATTGAGATAGAAGGAAGATCAGATTTAAATGAATCTGAAATAAAAGAAACAAGAGATATTTCAAATACTTTACATGATACTGCTGTGGAGCCACAGTGGTTACTAGATACTACTGAAAAGTGGTGTAGAGATAGAGCAATCTATCTTGCACTTATGGAATCAATTCATATTGCTGATGGTGAGGATGAGAAGAAGAATAGAGATGCTATTCCTTCTATCCTATCAGATGCTTTAGCAGTATCTTTTGATAGTCATATAGGACACGATTACTTACAAGATTATGAGGAAAGATACGAATCGTACCATAGGAAGGAAGACAAGATTCCGTTTGATCTCGAATACTTCGACAAGATTACGAAAGGAGGTCTTCCGAATAAAACTCTCAACGTTGCTCTTGCTGGCACAGGGGTTGGAAAGAGTTTATTTATGTGCCATATGGCTAGCAGTGTCCTCCTCCAAGGGAAGAATGTCCTCTACATCACTCTCGAAATGGCAGAAGAGAAGATTGCGGAGAGGATCGATGCTAATCTACTTAATGTCAATATACAGAACATAACCGAACTTCCCAAACCTATGTTTGAGAATAAGGTAAATAGTTTAACTAAGAAGACACAAGGATCTTTAATTATTAAAGAGTATCCAACTGCTTCTGCCCACTCAGGTCATTTCAAATCATTGCTACAAGAGTTAGCGTTGAAGAAATCATTCAGACCTGATATAATATTCATAGACTACCTTAACATCTGTGCTAGTTCACGATATCGTCAAAACGCCTCTGTCAATTCCTACTCGTTCATCAAAGCGATTGCGGAAGAACTTCGGGGCTTGGCTGTCGAAAGTAATCTCCCGATTGTTAGTGCTACTCAAACTACTCGTTCTGGTTTCGCTTCTTCTGATGTTGACCTTACTGACACTTCAGAATCCTTTGGACTCCCTGCTACTGCTGACCTTATGTTCGCTCTCATATCTACTGAGGAGTTGGAAGGATTAAATCAGATAATGGTTAAACAATTGAAGAATAGATATAACGATCCTACAATCTTTAAACGATTTGTAGTTGGTATTGATAGAGCTAAAATGAGGTTGTATGATGTTGAACAAAAAGCACAAGAGGATATCCTTGACAGTGGGAAAGAAGAGGAGTATAATCCACATGAAGAGAAAACACCTAAAAAATCATTCGCAGGATTTAAATTTAATGAGTAAGCAAGTAGATACCCAAAAGTATACTGAGTTTGTAGACGCAGTAACATCTAAAGAATCAAACGATTATATTTCATTTAACTCTAGATGTTTTGAGATACAGAAAGATCCTGATGGAATCCCTGTTCATCGTTTATTAACTGCTGCTCTTGGCATTTGTGCTGAAGGTGGTGAGTTTACTGAAGTAGTAAAGAAGATGGTATTCCAAGGCAAACCTGTGAATGATGAGAACATCTTTCATATGAAAAGAGAACTTGGAGATATAATGTGGTACGTTGCTCAAGCATGTATGACACTTGATACTACAATCGATGAGATAATTGAAATGAATGTAGAGAAGTTAGAGAAGAGATATCCAGGTGGTGAGTTTGATGTTCATTATTCAGAAAACAGAAAGGAGGGTGATTTATGAATTACTACGCATTATTAAGTGTTTCAGATAAAACAGGTATTGTAGATTTCGCAGAAGGATTAGTTCGTGCTGGATATCAAATTATTTCTAGTGGTGGAACTCATGCTGTTCTTCAAGCAGAAGGCATACCAGTAATGAGGGTGTCTGATTATACTGGTTCACCAGAAATTCTTGATGGAAGAGTAAAGACTTTGCATCCAAAGATTCATGGTGGAATTCTTGCTCAACGTGATAATTCTAGTCATGATTTAGATCGTAAGGTAAATCGTATTGAATTGATTGATATTGTTGCTGTCAATTTATATCCTTTCGCAGAAACAGTTGCTAAACCAGATGTCACTCTTGCGGAAGCAATTGAGAATATTGATATTGGTGGACCTAGTATGGTAAGATCAGCAGCAAAGAATTATAAGGATGTTGCTGTAATGACTAATCCTAATCAGTATGGTATTTACTTAGATTCAATCAAAGGTAATATATCAATTAAACCTGAGACTTTGAGGGAACAATTTATGAAAGAAGCATTCAAACATACTGCTGAGTATGATGCTGCTATTAGTAAATGGATGGATGATAATGTATAAAGAAAACATTAAATCCATAATTAGTTGTGAAAACCGCCATCTTGTGGTTCAGTGGACTGGGATATAGAAGTCAAACTGTACGAACTAGAAATGAGTGTAATCATCTACCAAGAACATTGTGAATATCTTGAAAAAGAGAATGATGATTTGAGACAACAAGTCATCTTTCTTCAACAGCAATTGGAATACAAGACTATGGGAAAACCAGAAACTGAAGATTGATGGAAGAATTTTTAGATAATTTAGTTAAACATTTTAAAAAGCAAAGAATAAAGAGAGGAGATTTATTTGAGAATTTTCTCTCTTTTGTTTATCTATTCTTAAACAATGATAAATATAAGGGAATAAGCTTAGACGTTTTAAACTATATTCTTAGTGAAAAGGATATGGTTATGATGAAACTATCTCAGAAATGAAATCTTTTAAGAATTTTTTAATTGAAACCAGTGCTTCCCAACAAGCATCTAGACTTGGGTTGGAAGGTGATGGTCATGGTGGATGGTATGATAGATCCACTGGAGAATTTATAGCAAAGACTGTAAAGGGAACTTTAAAGTTTTATAATAAGAGACAAGTTGTGGGTATGAAAGATCCTGCACAGTCTGAGCAAGAAAAGAATTATTCAAATCCAAATACTCAAGTTCCACCTGAAGGACAACAAGCACAACCTTCTCCTGAAGAAGCAGAAGCACAAGCAGCAGAAGAAGAAAAACAAGCAGCTATTCAAGATAATCTTCAAAGTCCAGATTTACAAGCAGGTCCTCCACCAGTTCCCAAAACTAGAGGAACGTTAACTCTTGCTTTTGGTAGGTTTAATCCACCACACGCAGGACATGGACAGTTGATGGATATTGCTGCTGAATCAGCAATGGAAACTGAAGGAGATTATATAATTGTTCCTTCTCGTAGTAATGATCCTAAAAAGAATCCATTAGATGCTGATACTAAAGTATCTACTATGAGGAATATGTTTCCAAATCATAGTGAGAAAATTGTAAATGATCCTCAGAACAATACAATTTTTGATGTTCTTAAGAAAGCTCATAATGATGGATATACTAATGTAAGAATTGTTGCTGGAGATGATAGAGTCAAAGAGTTTGATAAGTTATCTCAAAATTATAATGGACAGTTATATGAATTTGAAGGATTAGAAACTATATCTTCTGGTGCAAGAGAAGATGATTCTGAAGGTATGGAAGGATATTCTGCTTCAAGAATGAGATTGGCAGCAATGGAAGGAGATTTTAAATCTTTTTATGCTAATCTTGAACAACAAGTTCGGAGTGAAGAAACTGGTGAAGTTGAAATTATTCCTTTAATGAATAAGAAGGCTGCTAAAGATTACTTTATATCTGTTCGCCAAGCAATGGGTGTTGAACAAGTTAAAGAGTGTTGGAACATATGGGAGATTGCTCCTAAAGAAGATAGAGAAAATCTTCGTGAGGCATATATTAAGAAGGAAATTTTTGATATTGGTACTAAAGTTGAAAATGTGAATACAGGTTTACTTGGACGTATTATTCGTAGAGGTGCGAATCATTTGATTTGTGTAACAGAAGATAATATAATGTTTAAATCATGGATAAAGGATGTAACTGAAGCAGTAGTAAATGGAACTACTACATCTGGTGTTCCAGCAACTCAAAGAGAAGTCGGAACAGATGCACATCTTAAGTATGTTGCTTCATTAGTACCTGGAAGTAGCTGGGGAATACAATTCATAAATAAATACAAGGTAAGAAAAAGTTAGTGAAGTTTTCCAATGAGTAAAAATATCGTTGAGGAATTACCAGCAAGAAAACATACTCCTGTTGCTGCTCCTGTAGCTGCTAAAAAGGAGGATGGAAAAGCTGATCCAAAGGGTGGTAATACTCAAGAAGCATCTGCTAAGAGAATCAGTCAGGCTGTATATGATATAAGATATCGTGCTAAAACTGATAAGATTACATTAGAGGCTGCTTACAATTCTTATATGGGAAATAGTAATTTAACTAAAGAAGAAAAGGATATAGTAAAAGAAAGACTGTTTGGTAAAAAAGGTGGCGGTGTGAAGGAACAATTTACTGTTGGTGTAGATGATCTAGCTGGAGATGGCGTTGCTAGTGCATTATATAAGGTATTTGTTGAGAATGAAGAGAAAGAATTGGAATTGACTTATGTTAAACAATTAGATGAATCTGAAGAAAAGAAGTATAAAGTAAGAGTTACTGATAATACTGGTAAGGCATATGTTAGATATGCTACTCGTTCTAAGATTACACAACTTCGTGCTAATACTAATATTAAGTCTGTTGAAATGACAGAGCATGGTGATGTTCTTGCTGGTCAGAAGAAGACTAAAGATTATGATGGAGATGGTAAGAAAGAATCATCTAGTAAAGAACATGCTGGAGTAGTTCATAATGCTATCCAACGTAAGAAAGGTTTAAAGCCTGATGGTAAGGATACTCGTAAAGAGGCATTAAATGATGCATGGGGAAAAACTTTTATTTCTGATGGTACAATTACTACTGAACCAAAAAATAATAAGAAAGTATCTGGTGAAGCAGTAGATAATTATAAGACTGGTGCAGTTAAAGTTGCTCCAACTGATACTTCTGAAGATCCTTCAGTTAAAGCTGCTAGGCGTGGTATCTATGCTTCTTTTGCTCATCAGAAGATGTTAGATACACTTGCTGAGAAAGCAGCATGTAAAAGTAAGAGTAAGAAAAAAGAAGAGTATTCTGAAGCAATAGTTAATACTCCTGAATGTGAGAAAAAACCTGAAGAAGAAAAGGATATGAGGGGATATTATGCTAAGATCAATACGATTAAGAATAAGCTTCGTTCTATGGGTGCTAAAAATCCTTGTATTATTGCCGATCCTGACGATGTTGAAAAATCTTGGGATAAGGGTAAGAAAAAAGATGATGATGTAAAGGAAGAGCATACTGCTGGTTATCCTGGTGGTCCTGCTAATATGGGTAAAGGTAATCCTCCTCCAAAGAAAAAAGAAGGTCCAAAAACAGAAGAGCAAGCACCAGAATCAAAAGAAGGACCAAAAACACCACGAGTACCAAAAGCAATAGGAAAAGCAGTAGGAAAAGCAGAACCAAAAAAGAAAAGATATAATCCTTTTAAAGATGGTAGAACACCAACCAGTGCTTCACAAACAACTGGTCCATAATGTGCTATAATGAGTGAAGTTATCATTACACCTGATTATGACGGTCTATATGATGACTGGTTTGACCCCCCTATGGAGATTAAAATGAGCTGCAAAAACAGTGAAGATATCGTGATTAACACGACTGAAGGATTGGAAGTTGTTCCTATTCCTCATCAAGTAGCATATGACCTTGCTACAGCATACCCAACAACTATTAGTACTGTTGGTGGATCGGAAGTATTTAATGTTCCAACAGAATGAGAGTTGGTCATCCCTAACTCAAGATGAAAGGGATGAGATGAAAGAAAAGGATCGCAAGGGAAGAATTAAATCCCTTGCGATGAAATATGGTAGAAGAAGAGTAGATGCTGCTCAAAAGGAAGTTGAGACTGATGCTAAAAGAACTGGTAGAGATACTAAAAAGAAACCAATAACTTGGCGAGAATTACAAGGTAGGATTGATAATACTAAGAAATTAAAACCTGGAGAGGTTAGAAAGTGGGATAAGGCAAAAGGTAAGTGGGTATCTAATAAAGAAGATGAAGATTAGATAACTATATACTTCAGTTATAATTTAATAGCATGTCAGATTTAGGACTTGATGCTTCACAGGAGACAAGAATTACTGTGATGCAGTTAAAAATAGAGAGATTAGAAGAGAAACAAGACGAGTTACGTGAGAGATTAAAGGTTGTAGAGAAGTGGGTTATTGGTGCAGCCGCAGTGTTGGCAGCAGGTACTACAGTCATAGGATTTGCCACTAACATATCTAAGGCGTATCTTTAGTATAAATATTTTTATATTAAAGTATACAAAGGTATAGAAACATGGCACTTTGGGGAAACGTCGATAACGATGCTAGTGAACCCAAGAATTTAGCTTCTGGCGAATTCCAAGGTACTGCTAACAAATCAATCTATGGTGTAGACGTAACTGAGCAAGGTGTAGCAAACGCTGCTTCTGGTAATGCTCGTAAGTATGCTGCTCCACACGCTGGTTGGGTTGCAGTGAATACATACACTGATATGCACGGTAACACTAGAGTTAAAGCTGAAACTCTTGTAGCAATGAGTTCACTAACTGGAGACCAGTCAGACGATACACAATATGCTGATGCTTAATTAACAACGATGTGATATGAGATTTGATGAATTGAATGAGAGCAACTATATGCTCTTTGCTATAAAATTCTATGACAATCCGCAAGCAGTTACAAAGGACGACTTTGAATCTGACTTGAAAAGGATTCGTTATATTAAGCGGTTGTTAAAACGGTATAAGAATACAGGTGAACTTAAGATTCACCTGATATTGAATCATCTTATAATATTGTTTAATGTTTTTCATGAAGCAGCAGTTCCTCTGCTGTTTTATAATCTAGAAGAAGATCTTTGGCCTTCTATTAAAAGTTTCTTAATGTTCTTGAATAGAATACCAGAATACCCTAAAACTAGAATTACTGAACTTGAACCTGATCAAAATTGTTTGGATCAATTAAATACGGTTTAATGGATATCGATAAGGTAGTCGAATTAATAAGAGAATCCAGAAAATGTCCTCCAGGACATAAGTGGGATAAGAAGAGGAAGTCTTGTGTCCCTAAAAAATCTTCCCGTTGGAAAACAGTTTATGCTGGATGGGGAAGATATGATAATGAAAAAGATGATGAGGGTAAGAAAAATGGTAAAAAGAATGGCTCTAATGGCAGTGGGAATAGTAATGGTGGCAGTGGGAACGGAAATGGTGGTCACGGCAACGGTGGAAATGGTAACGGGGGATCAAATGGAGGTGGTGGAGAATGAAAAGTTTTAAGCAATTTATAGATGAGATGATGAGTGTTGGTGGTGATGGTTTTCAAGGTAAGTCTGCACCAGAAGGACCTACTGCGGGTTTTGATCCAGTAATGGGAGGTATGCATAGAAGAGGTAAGAAGAAAAAGAAAGGTGGTAAAGATATTAAATCTGATTGGATAAGTTATCTCACTAGAGGTAAGAAGGGTAGGAAGAAGAAAAAGAAGAAGAAATAATGGCACTCAGGGGTAACGATGCTATAGTAGAAAGACTTGAACGAGTCATAGAAACTCTTAGCGATAATTCAGTAAAGATGGGACAGATGCTTGCTGTCCATGATGAGAAGTTAGACAAACAGGATAGGATCGATGCCGTATTATTTGAGAAAGTGGAATCGCTTCATAGAGAGGTCAATCGTCAAGCTACGGAGATTAAGGCAGGATGTGAGAGAGATATTCGCAAGGTAGATGAAAGACTCCGTGTTATGGAGAAGAAGATGTGGACAATTTTTGGTGCGTTAAGTATAATAAGTTTCATTGTAAGTCCAGTTGGGCAAAGAGTTGTAGGAACTGCCTTGACTCCTGTGCCAGAAGCAAGTATAATAGAATCAAGATAATATAATTTTGTAATGGATCTGATTGATACCAAATATATTGGACTGGTATCATCTCGTTTGCAGAAATTTAAGAAGGTTAAACCAGACCTGTATAACTTTCGCTGTCCTATTTGTGGAGATTCTCAAAAGAATAAAAGTAAAGCGAGAGGGTATATTTACGCTATAAAGAATAATGCAAATTATAAATGTCATAATTGTGGTGCTAGTTTATCTTTAAATAATTTTATAAAACAGTTAGATACTACACTTCATAAACAGTACACTCTTGAGAAGTTTAAAGAGGGTCATGGTGGTGGAAAATCTTTGGTTGTGGAAGAACCAAAGTTTGAATTTAAGAAACCAGTATTTAGAAAGAAGATAGATTTACCTAGAGCATCTGAGGTTAAGATTGCTAAACAGTATCTGGATAATAGAAAGTTGGATTCTACTAAATTCTATTACACGGATAAGTTTAAAGAGTGGACAAATACCCAAAAACAGACCTTTGATTACATTGGAAAAGATGAACCTCGGATCATCATACCCATGTATAATAAGGATCTTAAATTGATTGGGTTTCAAGGCAGAAGTCTAATTCCTAACTCTATTAAATATATTACAATAATGATCGATGAGGATTCTCCAAAGATCTATGGTCTTGACCAAGTTAATGAAGAAAAACCCATTTATATTATCGAAGGACCATTCGATGCGTCCTTGGTTGAAAACTCTGTTGCTATGTGTGGGGCCGATGTTGATATTGGGTCGCTTGGTTGGAGCGATTATATTTACGTTTATGATAATGAACCACGCAGTAGAGAAATCACAGACAGAATCCGTAAAACCATCGATAGAGGGGATAAAGTAGTTATTTGGCCAACAAACATAGGGGAGAAAGATGTTAATGACATGATACTTGGTGGACATCAAGTTATGGATATGTTAAAATCAAATACATATTCAGGATTAAAAGCAAAGATTAAGTTTAACAACTGGAAAAAAATATGAGTAACGGTACAACTGTTAAGAAAAGAAATGGTAGAGGTGTAGAACCTCTTAATCTTGATAAGATTCATGTAATGTGTGAAGAAGCATGTGAGGGATTAGCAGGGGTTTCTGCTTCTCAAGTTGAAATACAATCAGGCATTCAATTCTATGATGGGATTACAACCGCAGAAATACAAGAAATACTCATTCGCAGTGCTTCTGATCTTATTGACCTTGATCATCCTAACTACCAGTTCGTGGCTGCTCGCCTTCTTTTATTTGCTATAAGAAAACAGATATTTGGTAGATTACGTGAATGTCCAACCATAATAGATCATGCTCAAAAATGTGTTGGTACTGGTGTATATGATTCAGAAATCTTAACACTCTATTCACAAGAAGAGTTTGATAGGTTAGAATCCTTTATAGATCACAGTCGTGATTTTTTATTCACTTATGCAGGGTTGCGTCAAGTTGTTGACAAATACCTTGTTCAAGATAGAAGTACTGGGCAAGTATATGAGACACCACAGTTCATGTATATGCTCATTGCAGCTACAATTTTTTCAAAATATCCAAAAGAAACGAGGTTAGATTATGTCCGAAAATACTACGACGCAATCAGCAGACACAGAATCAACATTCCAACGCCCATTATGGCAGGTGTCAGAACACCCATTCGTCAATTTGCATCTTGTGTTCTGGTTGATATTGATGACACCCTCGATAGTATCTTTAGCTCTGACATGGCTATTGGCAAATACGTTGCACAAAGGGCTGGTATCGGCATTAACGCAGGAAGAATTAGAGGAATCAACTCTAAAATACGAGGTGGAGAGGTTCAGCACACGGGTGTTGTTCCCTTCCTTAAGAAATTTGAGTCTACTGTCAGATGCTGTACTCAAAACGGGATCAGAGGTGGCTCAGCGACAGTCCACTTTCCTATCTGGCATCAAGAAATCAACGACATCTTGGTTCTCAAAAATAACAAAGGAACAGAAGATAACCGTGTCAGAAAACTCGACTACTCAATCCAATTAAGCAAATTATTCTATGAACGATTTATCCAAAACGGTACTATTAGCCTATTCAGCCCTCATGATGTCCCTGGGTTGTATGACGCTTTTGGTGGCGATACCTTTGACGAACTCTATACTCAATTCGAGTCCGACCCAACCGTCCCAAGAAGTACCATTGGAGCACAAGAGCTTATTCTCGACCTCTTAAAGGAGAGAGCAGAGACTGGTCGTATTTACATCATGAATATTGACCATTGCAACACCCATTCATCATTTAAAGATAAGGTAAGTATGAGTAACCTCTGTCAAGAGATCACTCTACCTACTACACCTGTTCAACATATTGATGGTAGTGGTGAGATTGCTTTGTGTATATTGTCTGCTATTAATATAGGTAAGGTTAATAAACTTGAAGAGTTAGATGAGTTATGTGAACTTGCAGTAAGAGGATTGGATGCTTTGATAGATTATCAACAGTATCCAGTTAAAGCAGCAGAACAATCTACAAAGAATCGTAGGTCACTTGGTATAGGATACATTGGTCTTGCTCATTACCTTGCTAAGAATGGTGTTAAGTATGAAGATCCAGAAGCATGGAAATTAGTACATGATTTGTCAGAAGCATTTCAATATTATCTTCTTAAGTCTAGTAATCAGTTAGCAAAGGATAAAGAACCATGTGGTTATTTTGATCGTACAAAGTATGCAGATGGTATCCTTCCTATAGATACATATAAGAAGGATGTTGATGATCTTGTACCAAATGACTTATCATTTGATTGGGGAACTTTACGGGAAGACATACTCGCTCACGGGTTACGGCACTCCACATTGTCTGCTCAGATGCCAAGCGAGAGCAGTTCCGTTGTGTCAAACGCAACGAATGGTATTGAACCCCCTCGTGCGTTTCTGTCCACAAAGAAATCTAAGAAAGGTTTCTTCTCTAA